GCAAATACTCCGATCCTCATTTCTTCTTACCAGCAGGGTAAGGACGTTTTCGTAAAGGGTGAGTTAGTCGATGCACTCAAACAACATTTCGAAGATTTGACGAAACTGTGGGTGAGATTCCCGTTCCTGTCCTTTGTATCCGTTCCGAAAATGACCAGACTGGAAGCGTGGTCTATGATTCCTGGACCTGCAAACACTGGCTTGGCGGATCCACCTACAATTTCGGGAACCCCAGTTGGAAACCGAGGTGTCGTTTTAAAAATTACGAAAGCGGGTGCACTTGGAACCGCAGAATATCGTAAAAGCGAAGATGGTGGGATACGTTCGGGCCTTTACTCGTAACTCCTGTTTCCGGAGTAATTGCGCTTGCCGTTGGAGTTACCGCAACGTTTCATAATGACACCCCTCTTGCAGATACGTTTCATGTAGGCGACACATTTACGTTTAACATCAAAGGGCCGGGCTCATCCGCAGTGGCAAGACTTGCCGCAATCGAAGCGTTGAAAACAGTTGATCAGGGCAATACTCCTTTCTACTGGTTTCATCACGTTGGTGGAGTGGATAGAGCTTTTGCTATTTCGGTTTCTACTCTTCTCGAAGAGATGAGAACCCAAAATCTTTTTCGGATTTTTGCGGTATTGGAAACGCAGCGAAGACTTTATTCCGAATCCGTAGAAACGTATTTCCTTAGGATCCAAGACGAATGGGATTCTTTTGAAAACGAAAGGTTTGTGTTGTTGGAGCGGAAGGTCGTTATATTCCCGGTGGAACCCAGTCAAACTTGGGAACGCTTCTCTCGAACTTGCGGAACGATTGGAGAATGGAGAAGCGCCGCGACCTTTCTTTGTGCGAGGCTTGCAGCTCATCGAGTTAACGTTAGTGCTGCTTGGGTTGCCAAAAACAAATCTAAAACCTTGATCGGAATCCGTTATTGGAATGAAGGTTATAAAGGGTATAAAACCGCGTTTGATGATTTAGGTCTTACAATTCTTCAAATTTATCCAGACTATCAAGGTGTCTTTATTGCATCCGACAACCTGATGGCTGGACCTACTTCAGATTTTCAGTATATTCCAGAACTGCGTCGTGCAAACAAAATGCACCGAATCGTTTATCGTGAATCTCTTCCATTCTTGAAATCGGATACAGAAACCAACTCTGGAAGCGGGGGCCTAGATTATCTTAAGGCTACAATTGACGCCAAAGTATCATCGGAAATGGAACGTGCAGGAGAAGCAGAGATTTCCGGTCACGAAATCAAGTTGCAACCGATCAAGACTATAAATGGAAGAAAGATTCTTCCCGCAACTTTAAAGATGTACATCAAAGACAGAATCGATGCTATTCAGTGGTCCACTGAATTCGCGTTGGCGTAAACTAAAAGGAGGAAATCAAAATGCCAAATCCAGGAGATATTTTACCACAGTCGCTTTCGTTCGAAAATTTTACCTTAACTATGTTGGGTAGAGAGTTGGTTAAGTTTTCTAAATTTAGTTTAGACTATGAAGCAGACATCGCATTCAAGCTCGGCAAAGGTGGAGAACCGGTAAGCTGGTCTGTAAAATCTTACAAACGTCAGGCGAAGGCTACGATCGAACTCGACGAGTTGAAATATATGATCAAGCTTGCCACTCCTTTCGGCGGGGATCTACTCAAACTTCCACCTTCGCCGATTACGGCCCGTTGTGAGGTGGAAGGTGGAACTCTTCTTTTAACCGTTCCAGCCGCCAAGATCATAAAATTTTCCCTTCCGTTTGAAACCGGGGCGGATGCGGCTGAGACGGATCTTGACCTTGCAGTGACAAGCTATCCAATCATTACATTTACATAATATATAATATAAGGAGAATATAAAATGGAACTACAAGGCACTCAAAAATTTAACGATTACCAACAGGCAATCTCAAACCTTCCTAAAGATTACGTTTCGATCGACGAAAACTTTCTTGCTCGTTACGAAGTGGAGATAGAAGTAATTAAAGAATTTCTAGACGATAAAGGCGGGTTGCACCTCATTCAGGTGGATGAATATTCCACACTGTGTAGAGTTCCGTCGAAAGAAACTCTCTCTAAAGTTTCCGAGCGAACTAAAAAGTTAGATCCGATCGAAGCCGATATTGATTTTGTGAATCGCTGTTTGGTGTATCCAAGTTCTGAGACATTTTCCGGCTGGATCAATAAAGGAGCCCCGGGCCTTGCCTCTTCGATCAGTCGTAAGATTTTTGATCTGGCAAAACTAAATCACGAGGCGGTTTCAAAAAAGCTTTAGCGGATCGGGATGCGGAAATTCGGTCAGGGATGGGAGCGCTTGAAAATTTAATTCGTCTCTTATCTCCCGAGACGCAGGTTCCGGATCCGTTTGACGCGGAAGAAATCGCAAGAAGAAGCAAAGACCTTCAATGGACACAAGAAAGGATTATCGATATAATTGCGACTGGAGTTGCTAAAGGAATCGCAAAAGCATTCGGTAAGTAATAATCTGATTTACAAAGGATTTTTAATTTAGGATATAGGAATATACAAATGGCGAAAGATTGGAAAGGTTTTGATCCAAAAAATCCCACAGCGAGCGATTTAATTCCGTTCGCTTATGATCTATATTTTTTTTGTTTGGTCTTTTTTCCATTTTTTGGAATCATTCCTGCGTTAATCGTCATTCCGTTTAACAAAAATAAATTCCTAAAATACTTACCTCTCGTAACAAACCTTTATATGTCCACGGTCTATCTGCTTTACCTTTACAAGTAGGTGCAAATGGATACATTCGAACTCGGTGTTGTTTTAAGTCTCAAGGATTACGTGTCTGGTCGTCTCGGTGAAATCGAGACAAGATGGAAAAATGTTCGAAAGAGTATGGACGATACGTCCGCATCCGCAAGACTTTTTGACCGTTCGATGGGAATGGTCCACACAGGACAGAAAATGCTGGAGCTCGGATCCGCTGGACTCTACATGTCCAAATCTCTCATCGAAGCAGGGCTCGAAGCGGGTAAGCTTGAGAAAAACATAGAATCTTTAGGTGTAACGAAAGATGAAGTTTCTAAAATTTCCTCTGAGGTTCGTGCCATGACAGGCGACATGGGAATCGCGCAAGAGACGTTTTTATCAGGAATCTATGACATCAAATCCGCAGTCGCAAGTTTAAACCCCGCCGAACTTTCGAGTGTTGCGGGCGCCTTGGGAAAAGCGGCGATTGCAACCAAAGGAGACTTCGCGGGACTTGCGGATCTTTTCGGAACTACTCACGCACAATTTAAAAAAATGTATAACGAAAGTGACGCCGCATTTGCATTACGTTTTGCGAATACACTTTCTCTTTCCGTTCAAAAATTCAAAACAGACGGCGCGAAAATGCAGAGTGCAATGCAAGGGCTTGGCGCTACCGCCGCCGGTATGGGTGTTAAACTTGAAGAGCAGATGGCTGTTTTAGGGGAACTTCAAAACACGATGCTCCCCGGAGTCGCTGGAACCAGTTACCGCGCTTTTTTAAGTTCGGTGGGCGAAGGATTTCAGAAGCTCGGACTCAGTGCGAAAAACGCACAAGGTCAAATCAAATCCATGCCCGAGCTCTTGGAAGAGATGAATCAAAAGTATTCAAATTCCTTTGTGGTCAATCAGGCTACTGGAAACAAAGTTCTAAAACTCGACGCACGTAACGAAATTAAGAAAGCGTTAGGCTCGGAAGAAGCGGTGGCCGCGCTTGAAAACTTACTTCCAAAAATGGGAGAGTTAAAAACTTCGATTTCGGAAATCAAAGATGCAAACCTAAGCGGTACCGCAGAAGCATTAAACAAAATGGCTTCCATCAATCAAGATAATCTGTCGTCTCAATTGGATCGCAGCGCAGAGGCTTGGAAGAGTTTAAAAACAAGCCTCGGTCAAGATATTTCCAGCGGTCCGATTCTTTCCATCGTAAAAGGATTTGGAGACATGCTTTCCGGGATGACAAAATTCTTAGACCAAAGTCCTGGGCTCAGGAAATTTATTTCCTATCTCATTATCGGTGGATCCGTTGCTCTATTTTTAGGAGGCGCGTTTACTACGCTCGTTGGAATCATTGGAGCGTATACCGCAGTGACAAGTTCCGCAGCGGCTGCAAAGATTTTTGATACGATAGCAACGGTTAAAAATTGGGCGGCAAAAGTTGCCAATAGAACCGCAACGATCGCTTTAGCCGTCGCAGAATACGCGTTAATCGGTATCGTTGGTGCCGCGATGTATTCCTGGCAAGCATTGACGTTTCTGTATGGTATCATGACCAGTCGGACAAAGGCGCTTGCCGCTTGGCAAACAATTCAAACCGCAGTTACGACAGGACTTACATGGGCTTCGAATCTTTTGAACGCTTCTCTTTGGGCTAACCCGATTACATGGGTGCTTGCTGGAATCTTACTTGCGGTTGGAGTTGTGGCTGCTGCGGTTTACTACTGGGATGAATGGACAACGTCTGTTGCCAACGCGTGGCAAGAACATAAATTTCTTGTTTCCGCCTTACTGCTTTTGACTGGACCGATCGGCGCCATCATTGCGTCGTTAGTCGTAATCAAACAAAACTGGGCGACAATTGTAGGCTGGATCGACAAAGCTGTGGTTGCCGTAAAAAGTTTTTTTGGCATGGGAGGCGATCAAGTAGCAATCGGAGTGACACAAGATACCCTCAAAACTGTCGATGTCAAACCGGCGGCAACTTTACCGTCAAAATCCATTTTTGATTCTATAGGTATGGGAAGCGTTGACAAAATGCTCTCTCAAACAGGCGGCGCTAAACTCGATCTAAATAACCAAGCTCAATATTCAAAAGCATTAGAAATACCTAAATTAGATCCTTCTTTACTGAATAGTCCATTGCAAGGTTTTCCGGGTGGAGCATCCAAGGCCCCAGCAATTCAAATTACAATCAATCGACTCGTAGACAAAGTCACATTCCAAAACAATTCTTCCGGTTACAAAGAGGCCGGGGATTGGATCGGAAATGTCTTTACAACTGAAATTAAAAAATCTGCGGATCAAGGGAACCCTATGACCCCATACGCACTTCAATTTGGAGGAACTCAATAATGTTATTAGACCCAACACCAGGCGGCTCATTTTTAGCAGTTACTGGATCCGATTTAGATCCTGTAAAAATAGGAGATTATCGTTGTCCGAGAGGAACCAAGGTAACAATTTCTCAAGAGAAAAACTATTCCAAGACAACTGTCCCAGGACGCGAAGGAACAATCAAAGAAGTTGTAGGTTTTCATGATTGGCAACTTACGATTGAGTTCGAGTTTGTAAGTAATACCGGAATGCAGTTAGGTGCAATTTCGGAGTTACGAGATATTCTTTCAAAATGGATGAAAATGGATTCCCTGAAAATCGTTCATCCTAAAATCAATGCTCTTGGAATTATGAAAGTTTTTTTAACTCGGGTCGAATTCCCCGATGAGGATCGTAGTTTTGAACTTCCAGTCCGCATTGAAGCAATCAGCGATGATCCTTCCTTTGATTTGGGGACTTCTCCAAAATGAATGAACTTGTCCATTACGTGAAAGAGAATGATACTCTCCAAAGGATCGCGGCGTTCTACTGGGGAGATTGGACATTGTGGCCTCTTCTTCAAGATTTCAATTCTCATTTGATCCAAAAAATCGGTTTCGATTGGTCTGAAAAATTAAAAGAAGGGATTCCTTTGAAGACTCGTATGGATCTTCTTTCCTCAGATATCGAACACACAGTAATAGAAACGGATTCCTACGAGTCCTTGAGTCTCCTTTATTATTTTACGGAACATTTCAGCGAACGAATCCGAAACCAAAACGAACGTAAAATCCTACGTTATTTAATCGGTAGTAGGATTACAATTCCAGCACTTGTAGATCGAAGAGCATTTCAAGCCGCTAAGGAGAGAATCAAAACATGGCTTTAATTATGAGACAACGCTTACAAATTGGAAAGATTATTATTCACAAAATTATCGAAGCGGAACTTGTTACCGGTAGAAGAGAACCACATTCTCAGTTAACAATACGGCTTCCAAAAATCAAGGGATTAAATAGAGATTTGATCAAAAAAGACGATATTGTACAATGGTGGGCTTGGTATGAAGGCTATCCCGAAACTTTGGAGTTTGAGGGGAAGGTAGTGAGTATATCTCCAAAAATGCCTCTGGAAATTGTTTGTAGAGATGGGATGTATGATCTTCAACTCAAAACTGTAAATTTCCACATCAATAAAATGACCGTCGCTTCTCTCGTAAATCGTTGTGTAGTAGGAGAAGTGATTTCTAAAATTGATCCCGCAATTGCAAACGAATTAGTAGGTGATGATTTAGCCGCAGGCAGAAGAGTAGCATTTGTTTTACGTCGTCTGGCAAAACAAGGAATCGATGCGTTTTTTCGTCGAGGGATTTTGATTGTCCAAAATCCAACTCGTATTTCCGCTCCCGCTAAAAAGAAAGTCTTTCAATTAGGTCACAACGTCATCAAAGACAATCTATCCACACGAGAAAGTAGACCGGTCAAAGTTAAATTAAGAAGTTATAATATAGATACCGGAAGGATGCAGGAAACTACATATACAGAAAGCGGTGGTGAAGAATTGATTTTTGATCTGGACGGCATTTCCTATTCCGAACTCAAAAAAAGAGCGGAAGAAATCTATCATGAAATTGCGGGAACAGGTCTTGTCGGAGAATTTGAGACCTTCGGAGCTCCTTCGGTACAACATTCGGAAATCATAACATTCAAAGATCCTGATGATGAACTTAGATCGAAGGACATTTTTGTAGATAAAGTAGTTAAAACTTGGTCCGCTAAAAACGCAACCTTTCGACAAGTGATCCACCCGGCTGTAGTCAAGTTTAAGGATGCCGTATGAGCGTTGCTCAGGATATAGTGACTCTCTTTTTTAGTGAGTTTACGATCAATTGGGCAACGATGGCTACAGTCGTTCGCGTCCAGGAGGATCCTGATGATTCCGGGAAACCTGGGCTTCTAACCGCGACAGTCAACGGCGCAAATAAGGAAGATGTTCGCTGGTTTTGGCCTATCAAACCAGCTCCCGGAAGTCGTTGTATCGTTCTCTTTGGAGACAACAACGTAAGTAGAGCCGTTGCAATCGGCTTCAACAAAATTGCAAAGATCAAAACAAAAGTTGCAGAGCTTTGCGAGATTGAAGTAGACGATCAAGGTTTTAAAATTGATCATTCTCAATTACTTTCTGTCTTCGGTAAACTCGCGGAAGGAAAGCTGACTTTAAAAAACGGTCCCACTTTAGAAGTCGCGTTAGATTCCATTCAGAACAAAATTAACTTTAAAGGAAAGGTGGATATAGGAGACGCAAGCATTTCCGGAGTCGATACCAACGCACTCGAAACTTGGATGAACGGAATCGTTTCCTCTTTACAAGCCCTCTACACCGCAATTCAAACTTCGCCCGTGACGCCTATGGATGGAGGGGCATCTTACAAAGCCGGACTTGCAGGAGCCATTTCTTCAAAACCAATTCCTTCGGTTCCTCCTGCTCTAAAAGTTTCTAATCTCAAGTACGGAAAGACATAAACTTTGGTCTGCTATCTCAAACAAAAAATAGAAGACATAACGGACATCCATTCCTACGGATTACCTGAATCGCTTGCGGTCTTCTTACTCACAGATAACCTCTATCTGTGGATTTTTTAACCGACGCACTTACATCCGATTTACTACTTGATTCTAAAAACTTTGATTTTGCGGAAAGCGAATCGGAAATAGAAGTCGTGCGTTCGATGGTGATCGAAGCCTTCGACATGACTCCTGCGGACGACATCGATTTCCCCGAAATCTATAGCCGCCAACGTAAGCACCTCTACGAAGATGACGATAGCGGTCCTCAAGAACGCATGAACGACGCATTCCGGATCTTATCTCAATTCCCTCAAATCGATTCCGACACAATTAAGATTTCCGTACTCAAAGAAGGACTTTCTATTTATTTCCGATTAAAAACTGGAGAAGAACTTTCCCTAAATCTTGGAGGGAACTCATGATATTATACACCACAAAATCAAACGTTCAAAGAGAGATTGAGCGCAACGTTTCAAACTCTAAGGTTTTTGAAAGTCATGATTTTACTCGGGACTCAAAAGCCAGTACAATTTTAAGATCTCTTGCAAACGCAATCTATCTATTCATCGATCAAAATCTTCTAGCACTCCAAAAAGCAATTCACTATCATACAGCCGAAGAAGAAGACTTACACGAATGGCTTAAACGTTACGGTCTTGAGTGGAAAGAAGCGACTAACGCAAAACATAGAATCCGAATTGGTTCTAAAACGACCGTTCCTTACGAAGTTCTCATTCCCGTCGGAAAAATCGTAGGAACTGCGGATCACAAGATTCAGTTTCAAATTACACAAGAATCGAAAATTCTTCCTACAACTCCTGTAGATTCAAGAGGGTTTCATACGGTGGAAGTGATTTGCGAAGCTCTTCTTTTTGGTACAAAAGGCAACGTTGCCCAAAACGCAATTTCCGAAATCATCGACTATATCGAAGACTGTGACGTTGTATATAACCCGAATACGGTTCCTGAATTTGTAGCGCGTGATAGGGAAACGATTGCAAGCGTTCGGTCTCGTTTGCAAGAGGCGGAAATCAAATCTTCATCTTTGTGGACTCCAGAATGGTACGTCAGCGAAGCATTAGGATTTTCTTTTGTAGAAAGAGCCATATTTAAAAGTAGCAAGGCGATCGGAATCCCGGGAGTTATAAAACTTCTACTCAAAGGAGCTAGTGGAACAATTTCATCCGCGCAGTTGCAAATCGTAGAAACACATTTTGATAGCGAAGACAAAAATCCTGGAGGAGTTGCAAAAGTTGTCTGCGAAAATATCAACGCGATCGAAATCAATAAGGTTTTTATTATATACTTCGCTTCGGCTGAATCAATTCCGGATTCAATCACACTTGAAAACATCGTGGATACGTTTTTCTTCTCTCTTCGAGACGGTGACGATTTTGTTACTAGCTCCCTTCGCTCCAATCTTTTAAATCTTCCAGACGCGGTTCAGTGTGACGTCAACAACGGGGACAACATTTCTGTTCCCGCCGGTAGTCTTGCGATCAAAGGATCGGGTTTTGATATTACGGCAACGGTATATTCATGAGTCGTTTTCGTTTCGATTTCAATTCTCTGGTTTGGGCAAACTTAAGAAGGTCTATTCGCCAAACTTCTCCCTTACCAGTTTCTATAAACGAGAACGGAACCGGTGGACTTTCCAACAGCCTTTGGTATCGAGTTCTATTCGCGTTTTTAATTGTGATTCAAGAACGACTCAAAAGATCCAACTGGTTATACAAACAAATCTGGGTGGATACCGCAGACGGTAAGGGCCTCGATTGGTGGGGAGCGAGATACGGCTTGTCACGCGAAATAGGTGAATCGGATAGTTCGTATTATCTCAGAATCTTATTCTTAGCGGAATATCGTCGTCTTCCACCGACCCTTTTTACTAAAAAGAATCTGATTTCAAGAATCACTGGACTTTCAACAGATCAAATTTCAGTCGAACAAGTTTTTGATTATAAATACAGAATGGGCGATCCGATCGGAACTATCCTTGGATCCCGTGATTATTGTTTTTATGCTTTCCGGATCTACATCCCTTCAATTAACAAAAAATCCCGTCAAAATCTAATCCGTATTTTAGATGCAATCAACATAGGCGGTAACGTTTGGGAAATTTGGGAAGAACTAAATCCTTCCGATCTTCCTCCAACTCTGGAAGACGGACAGACTTGGAAAGGAGCCCGATTGTCCGAAACGTTGTTAGGCGCTGAATTATATTGGTTAGTATATTAGGAGTTTATAATGAGTAATCTAAGAGGTTTAAATTTTCCGACAAACGGTAAACCGGTTTTTCAAGGCGACTTTGAAACCGAACACAACCGCATGGAAGACGAGATTATAGAACGTTTTTCCGATCTCGTTTCAGGTGAAGTTTTGTCCGGTGGTGATCTTACTCCTGGCGCAAGTCCAAATACGATAAACCTTACGGAAATTGTAGCGTATGATTCCAAAGGTAGGCGGATCCATGTAGCCGCGCAAAATAACCTTCTCGTAACCAGACAGAACTTAGACTCGTTTGTTGTTCTGCGGCACAAGTTTCAAATCGAGACTTCCTCGTATCTAGATTCTAGCGGATATGCAAATACATACCGTCAAAACTCGTTCGAGATTTTGTTTAAAGAAACTACGGATTCGGAAGACGTTGTTCTTTTTAAGATTCGTAGTTTAAACGGTGCAATTTCTATTTTAAATGATCTTCGATCTTTGTGTCGTATCAAGTCAGGCAATATCCGTGACAGTTCGGTTACGAATTCTAAGTTAGACACGGATATTAAGGTTGGTTCTTTATCTGCGTTAGTCAGTCGTTTTAATAGTTCGATGCGTTCGAGTATTTCAAGCGCGCTCAATGCACTTGAAAGCTGGATCAGTGCGGAGGAAGCCACAAGGCAAAATGATATATTAGGATTAACAAATCTTATCGTTCCATTAGGTGGCATTGTCGAAGATAGTTTAAATATACTATCCTCATCTTATTTTAAAGACGCAAATGCTCAGGTAATTTCCAGAGTCACATTTTCCGCGCTTTGGAACTTGGTTCGTCGTAACGTTACCGGAATTGTTGCTGCAACGGATCGAATCAGTTGCACAAATCACGGTTGTATCGAGGGACAACTTGTAAAGTTTTCTTTTACAGGAGGCGGGATTACAGCATTAACAAATTATTATGTTCGAAATCCAACTACCAACGACTTCCAGATCTCTTCTACCTCTACGGGTTCTATTTTAGATCTATCCTCTTCTCAAACAGGAGAAATGATTACAAATATTGAATACGGTTTTGGAGACGGTTCGAGTACATTCAACGTTCCGGACCGTCGCGGAATTTTCCCGCGAGGTGCCGGGATACACGGAACTAGAGCAAAAGCAGCTGGCGGGAATTACGATGGTGGCGCAGTCGGATATGCGGGCCAGGATCAGTTTCAATCTTTTGTGATCCAAGGTGTCAGCAATGGAGGCTCGGCAATTACTGCCGGTGGTAGTATAGGAACGGGAGGGCCGATAAATCCATCGAGTGATGGAACAAATGGAACACCAAGGAAAGGTAACGAAACGACTCCCGCGTTCATCGCAGTAAAATACAAAGTGAGAGTAGCATAATGAATTATATATTAGACAAATTGAATAGACAAGTTGTTTGGATTAACGCAGATTCAAACCAAATGTCAGGTACGAACGCTTGGGCAAATTTTAAACCAGACCAGCATGAAATTGTATATTCACTTCATTATAACCCGCAAGTCGGGGAATTATTTCTTGCGGAAATCAAAGATGGAATTGCGCAAGATTTTGAATCGAGAAAGGTTTATAACAAAATCTCGAAAGAAGAAAGAATTTTACAAAGCTGGGAAGAGCAAATTAATCCGGAAACAGAAACAGATCTCGAACCTCTAAAGAACGAAGATGGTTCTTTGTTGCCATTCCAAATTTATACAGAAACAGATGGCTGGATTATCGATCTTATTCAAAAGAAAGATTCTTTGATTAAACTTGTAGATTCTATATGTGAATCAAAGATTATTGCCGGCTTTGTTTCCAATGCGTTAGATACACCGCACTTTTATGGCAGTGACAGAGACGACCAGCTAAATCTGGTCGGTTTAGTTTCTTTGAATGCTTCTGTTTCGTGCAAATGCACAAATGAAAATGGAATCAAAGACTACAGAAATCATACAGCGAATCAAATCAAACAAGTCCTAAGCGACGGAGCTATTCGGAAGACGTTGCTTTTGCAAAAAGCTGCAAGTTTAGAAGTTTTACTACAATCTATAGAGACAGTTGATGAATTAGATAAAGTTAATATAACTTTGGGCTGGGACTGACGAGGAAAGTTATGATTACCGAAAACGACCTTACGGACAAAGTAATAGCAAAAGATGTTTTAGGATGGGAGTATGACCCAGATATTGGATGGCGTACAAGAGCAAATACTATTGAAAATCGTTTGCCTTCATTCAAAACTGATGCGCGATGGACCGGTTTACTTTGGAGTATAGCGCTCCCCATCATGCAGAAAAACTATATCGGAATTGAAGCCGGCTTTGATAGCATCGAGGTTAATAATTGTTTTTATGATGAGGTTTTTACGTCATCTTCTATTAATTCAGCTCTGGCTCTGATTGTTTTGAATAAGGATGAGTTATAA